GGCAGACAATCGGCAGACAATCGGCAGACAATCGGACGGCAGACGGCAGACAATCGGACGGCAGACGGACGGCAGACGGCAGTAAAATCGACTTGAAAACGATGATTCTAGTAGGCATGTCAAAAACAAATTTTACAGAAAGTCGAAATAATGCGATGTTTTTTTACCCCTATTTTTATAGGGTGAAACGTGTATTTGTTGCAATTATTGCTATATAAATTATTGCGACTACTTGTAATGGTATTTACCGAGTTTGGAATTATGGTAAGATTTTAACAGTGAAGTTTACTAAGTCTTAAACAAAGTGTTAAAGGAAAACACAATGCGAAACATGCTTCAACAACTGCAAGAAAACAGCAACGAAAACCGAGACCCTAACGCCGCCAAGAAACGGGCTATTCGAGTCCGAATTATGGCGGCAATGGTTGACAGTGTCGGACTAGAAAACTTGGAAGCTGAAAATATTTCACTCACTTCCAAACTTCCGGTAAAGTTATCAGAAAGATAGACCGATTCAAACAGTGGGCGGCAATGGTGCCGCCCACTAACACCCTAGAAAATCAGAAAGGTTTTAACAATGTCCAAAGTATTCCACGCAGAACTAACAGCAGAACAAGCCGCCCGATACGCCCGAATAGGCTACATCATCACTTGTTTATATAAAAAATCAGGTGCCAAGAGCTACGAGCGCAAAGAATGGCAGGTTGTCTGTAATGACCTAACAGAACACGGCAATTTTCGCGCGGTAGACACTAGCACGGGTGCCTACAAAACACCCAAGTTTTCCCGCATGCGTAACATCACCGTCTCATAGTCAGACCAAGTGACGGGCGGCAATGGTGCCGCCCGTCAACATCACCCGAAATTCAGAAAGGTTTATTCTCATGGCTACTCGACTTTATCCCAACACCGACAACGTAACACTCTTAGAACTCTTGGCAGGCGTGCCGTTTGGCACCGCTGACAGCGTCAAAAACGTGACCGAGGAAGTACTCGCATCATTAGACGGTCAAGCGGACGTTTACCCGTTGGGGTCTGCACTACCTACAAACGACAAGACGCAAGCTATTTGGAAGGCAATTCACTGTGAACCAAGCCGCTTGTACTTGGCGCATTATGACCACTTCATAACCTACGGATACGGCAAGTTTGACATTGCAGGTTTGGACTGGGACGCAGGCAAAACAAGCGGACTAGAGCAAGCATCAGCGATATTATTTGCCAATCAAAAAACGGGCGCAAATATCCAGCGATTTCATCAGATTTCACTCGATGGTGACGGCGCACCCGAAACCGTTTTCTATGCTGATTGCCTAGAGGGTGAACCGATGGAAAACCATCATGACCATACGATGTTGACCCACTTGGAATACCAGACGTTGCTATTGCGTGTAGGGTTCTGCTGGTCATAATCCCACGATGGGCGGGCGGCAATGGTGCCGCCCGTCATACTCACACACGTTTGTATGACCTAAACATGTGTACTGAGTTTTGCTTTTTGTTCCAGCTAAATATACATGGCGGCTTTTCCTATGCTTAGGAGCAAGCAAAATAGCTGCGTAGCAGCTAATGCTGCGAAGCGGCTTTCTTTTGGCGTAAAGCAAGCAAAATAGCTGCGTAGCAGCTAATGCTGCGAAGCGGCTTTTTTTTGGCGTAAAGCAAGCAAAATTTGTAATTTTTTATAAAATTTTTGCGATTTTTTTTTATGCGTTTTTTTTGACAAAATTAGAAAATTGTCTCATCAAATCTAACCCCGCAAATTTTACCATGCGAAAGGCGGCTTGTCAAGTCTTTTTTTAGAATTTTTTGAAAATAAATTTATTGTCTTTTTTATAGAATTTAGTCAATAAGTTATTGCAATAGTGGCGATATATATTATAATAAAGGAAAGAGAAACAAGTTCAGAAAGGAAAAAAGATGAACAAATTTGTAAAAAATCAATCGCCAGAAGAAACCGCAGGGGAAGAAAAATATAATTGGATGATGGAGGAACAGCGTGCCGAAATGATGAACGATGCGCGCGAATCCTCGGAAGAAGTCGAATTGTACGATGGTCAGCCTGTGATGCATTTGCCGAATGAACTTTATATGGTATTCGATGACCCCGATTATTGGGGTTAAGTCCCTAGAAAAAAGCCCCCGGAAGGGGGTTTTTTATTTGTCTCAGCCAAACCAATAAATTGGCCTTATTGAGACTGAGTCTCAATATCAATAATTGTATCAGCTAAATTTGCCCCGCAAAATTATATCGGAATAATGGACAAATGTCAATAGTAAAATCAGAAAAATAATAAAAAAAACGTAAAAAGTTATTTTGGAAAAATTATAGTTTTTAGTGAAATAATTGTTGACAATACGCCGATACATATTATAATAAAGGAAACATTAACAGAAAGGTTAAAACAATGTTACACATAACTCAAGCAACTTCACAAATCGCTTTACTACTTGGACACGTAAAAGATGAATTCAACGCTTTGCCTAGCACGGCCAAGCATACAAGTTATGCAAATACTCTTAAAGAGATTATGCCAATATTGGAAAAGAGGCTAGAAGAATCGGAAAGAATGGACGAAGAAAAGTCAATCAGCCGAGCTATGGAATACTACCACGACGAAGAACTATAAAGGAGAAGCAAGGAGTTGCCCCGCAAGGGGCAGCTAAACTTGCCCCGCAAATTTTACACTAAAAACAACGGTTTGTCAAGTAGTTTTTTTAATTTTTTTAGAAAAAGTTTTTATGGTATTTTCTAAAGTATTTAGTTGACAACGTCGATATTAATATTATAATAAATGAGACAGAAAGAGAAACTCAGAAAGGAAAAAACGATGAATCTAGCAGAATTTCAAGAAGCTATCAAAGACCAAAAAACAATTATACTTAGCCACTGGACGGATGGCATTTACAAACACGAAAAGAAAATCCGACGGATTGAGGTTAGTGACATACGAATACTACCAACATCTAGACTGATTGGTTACACGTTTTACAGCCATGCAGGAGAATGCATTGATGTGCTTACTAGAGTTAGAGACCTTATAGAAGTAAAACCCCATAGTTAAGAAAAAACCTTTCTGAAGCAAAGGCTACTCTATCCCGCAAGGGGTGGAGTAGCTAATGCTGCGAAGCGGCTTTTTTTTGGCGGAAAGCAAGCAAAATAGCTGCGTAGCAGCTAATGCTGCGAAGCGGCTTTTTTTTGGCGGAAAGCAAGCAAAATTTGTAATTTTTTATAAAATTTTTGCGATTTTTTTTTATACGTTTTTTTTGACAAAATTAGAAAATTGTCTCATCAAATCCAACCCCGCAAATTTTACACTATTATATGAGAAAGTCAACCCCAAAATTAAAAAAAATACTAAAAAAGTTTTTTAGAAAAAAACTAAAGTAATTGCTTGACATAGCCGATATATATATTATAATGAAAGAGACAAAGAGACATAATTAGAAAGGAAAAAGTTATGAGAAAATTCGATCTTTATTCAAACGGTAAAAGAATCGCAGACACAGAAGCGAAGGACGTACAAGCAGCCAGAAAAAATTTCGAGACAATTATCTGGGCGCATGACCTACCAAATACGGAAGTGAAAGCGAGACCGACATCAGCCGAATTGAAAAAGTTACAAAAAGAATTGAATGAGGTACTTGGATGGTAGGCAAGCGGAAAGGCTGCCCCGCAAGGGGCAGCTAATCCAACCCCGCAAATTTTACACTATTATATGAGAAAGTCAACCCCAAAACTAAAAAAAATATAAAAAAAGTTTTTCGATAAAATACTAAAGAATTGTTTGACATGCTACCGATATATATTATAATAAAGGAAATCAAAGAAACTAAGAAAGGAAAACGAAATGGATATAGAAATGGAATGGATGGAATGGCTTGCTGTGGTTGACAGCTTTGATCCAGAAACCAAAAAAGTTTTTAATGAGTGTGATAAATTAGAGGAAGAATTAGAAAAAAATGTTTGACATCCACGAAATAATAAAAGAGTTATTCGACATGGATGACATGGCGAAAGCTCAAGAAATCCACGAACAAGAAGACGCACCCCAAGAATAAAGGACTGCCCCGCAAGGGGCAGCTAATGCTACCCCGCAAATTTTAGCATAATAATTGAGTTTGTCAAGTAAATTATAAAAAAAATATAAAAAAAGTTTTTCGATAAAATACTAAATTATTGCTTGACATCATGCCGATGTATATTATAATAAAGGAAATCAAACGGAAAGGAAAATATTATGAAACAATACGATGTAACAGCAGTTCACCCAGAAACTGGCCGAGAAGAAACTTTTCTTATGGTAAGTGCTAAGAGCCTAGTCCAGAATGAGCATGGCGAAACTATGTTCAAGTATAATTCCCGAGTACAGTGGGAAGTTGTCACAGTGAAAGAAGTTTCACAGGCTAGAGTAGATGCAACTCGAAAATACTTTGAGAAGTATGGCACGGCTAACGAATAGTGAAAAGCGGAAAGGCTGCCCCGAAAGGGGCAGCTAATCCAACCCCGCAAAAATTATAGCATATTATAGTAATTATGTCAATAGCAAAACAGTAAAAAAGATAGAAAAAAAGAAAAAAGTTTTTATAAGATTTTATAAAGTTTTTACTTGACAGTGACGATAATTATAATATAATAAGGGCATAAAGTTAATCATCAATAGAAAGGATAAAAAATGATTACAAGACTTGAAGCAATCGGTTTAGTGGGTCGTGAGGTCGCTTTCAATTACAAAGGAAGCAAAGACAAAGAAGCCCGTCGTCGTCGTGTACTAGTCGTGTCAACTCTATTCGACCACGGAAAGAGTGACGGAATCCGTGCTAAAGACTTAGACGATAACCAGAAAAAATTCCCTAAGAAATTTGTCTTAGAGAATATCAAGTGGCTATAGGCAAGCGGAAAGGCTGCCCCGAAAGGGGCAGCTAATCCAACCCCGCAAAAATTATAGCATAATAGTGCAGTTTGTCAAGTAAAAAATAAAAATATTATTAAAAAAGTTTTTTCATAAAATACTAAATAATTAGTTGACACGGTGCCGATATATATTATAATAAAGGAAGAAAGAGAGACAAACATGTTAAACATAATCAAAAATTGGGAAGGAAAGAAAATGACACACGCAACCGCAAAACAGCAGGGATTAGAACCGGTATTTCCAGAGTCACATGAATACGGTGGCAGATACTTTTACGATCCGGCTGAGGGAAAGTATTACGATGCGAATACCGACCTATATCTAGAAAATTTCGATCCTAAGTTGATATAAGGAATAAAAAAGCTGCCCCGAAAGGGGCAGCTAAACTTATTGAACAAGAATTTTGGTTATGTTTCAGCTAATGGTACGTGGCAGCTTTTTCTTCTGCTTAGACCAAGTGTTTCAGCTAATAGTACGTGGCGGCTTTTTCTTTTACTTACATCAAGTGGTTTTTTTGTTTTTTTCTAAAGTTTTTAATGGCATGGTTCGATACTAATAGTATACTTAGATATTAAGTTAATTAGTCAGAAAGGAAAGTCATGGATTACGAAGAACAGAAAAGACAGAACCAACAATTTTGGGGTCTTGTAATATCGTTTGCAATCATCGGTGGGGCTATAGCTTATGCCTTTGATTATCTTACTTGGAATTTGCTTTGAGGAGGAAGAAATGGAAAGTAAAAATAAAAGTGCATTTATGTGTATCGGCGCTTTCCTGTTGGGGTGGTTTATAATCACTCTGACGGGATGTGCGGCGGCTAACAAAACCCAAACAAGAGTATTTGGGAGTGATGTAGAATTTGGAGGGGGGCTTTACTTGCAAGAGTCAGAGCCTGATTGGAAATAATTGAACTTCCTTCGCCCCGCTAGTGGTGCTACACAATGCTGCTAGTGGGGTTTTTATATAATAGGCAAGTATCAGCAAATCCTACCCTGCAAAATTTTATCATAATAATACGATTTGTCAAGCAAAAAAGTAAATAATTACTAAATAATTTTTTTAATAAAATAGTTAAAGAACTACTTGACAATGTACCGATGTATATTATAATTAAGGAACAAAGGGCGGCGGTTGGTACATCAATCAGAAAGCCTTAAAAGTGTTTTTGTTGGGTGAATTGCCCAACAGGATATGACGACACGAAGTGGCACCTATGACCGGTCAAGGTTAATAAGTTCACGGATACACCGACCGAGCTTTAGGTCAACACTTTTTTGCTGTTTGATAGCGGGTTCGATTCCCGCTCGCTTGCCACCTTTTTTTTATAAAATATTAAAAATAAAACTAAATAATTAATTGACAAATAGACGATAGGTATTATAATAAAAGAAACATCAAAGGAAAGGAATAAAAATGACTTTAAGAGAATCAAAAATTGTAATTCCATTGGGAGACAGTCATCTATTTGCTGAAGTTTGTGCCGGTCTTTCTAGTGAAAAATGTTTATTTCGGGCGTATTACAATAAACAAGAAAAACAATGGGAGATTTACATATGAGTAGTGTAAAGATTAAAAAAGGGAATTTAGGATTCTACGACCAGTATGGCGACAACAAAGTAACGCTACTGGAAGAAGGGCAAGAGTTGAAGCTTGTTCGGGAATTAGCCAATGACAGGTATCTTTGTAGGGTGGTCAATCCTACAGAGAGATGCAAAAACCACGGCGGCTATGATGGTATGCTAGTAGAAGCCTATGAGGAAAATCTGGAGGTTGCATAAAATGTTAGAAGGAATGAAGGGCTGTTATATTTATGTTTTGAATCCATGTAACGCAACTTGCCATAGGTTTCACTTGGAAGATGACTATCCAACCGAAGCCGATGTAATGACGTTTTTGGAGGATAAAGGATTTAGACTAAAAGACATCCACTGGATGTTTTCACAAGAAGAAGTTATTCACGAGAGAATTTCAGAGAGGTTATATGATGAATGATAAATTTTACCGAACAGGGTCTTTGCCGCCGAGTGGGCAAGTGAAACCAACTACGAAGTTCAAAAAAATGTTAGAAGATATACTTAACTACATTGAAATCATGGTTGGATACGAGCTTCCCAAAGAGCATGAGAAGCATGCACTAAAAGTTGCTTTAGATAACTATGAAACTTTATATGGTCGAGAAAAGGTCATAAAAGCAATAGATAACTTGGAAGAACTAGCAGAGGTTATAAAAGCAAAACTAGCCCAAGAAGTCTAAACAAAATTCCTTTCTGATAGCTACCTCGCCCCAAAAGTAAGGGGTGGGGTAGCTAATCTTACCCCGCAAATTTTATCATAGCTTTAGGGAATGTCAAGTAAAAAATAGAATAATTGCTAAAAAAATTTTTCGATAAAATACTAAAGAATTGATTGACAATATACCGATATAGATTATAATAAAGGAAATCAAACAGAAAGGGAATAAAATGAGTTTACCAAACACAGAATCACCGACCTACATGCAAGACACAATGACCCGAATCTCATTGGCACTAGGCTATGATGGCGAAGGCAATCAGCAATGTTGGGATTGGATTTACGAAGTAAGTAACAAGCTAGGCAATGATGGCTTAGACGAATCAATGCACGGATTGCTAGAACAATACGATGAAACCGGATGCTTAGGATTCAGCGAAAAGTTCAGAAAAAATTAGATGTATTATTAAAGTTTTACCTTGACTACTCCGATATATATAGTATAACAAAGGAGTGAAAAATGTTATACTTATTATTTTTAGCGTGTGGAGTAGGATTTTTTGGTGCAGAAACTTTTAACAGATTTGTTCTAAAAAATACTTGACAATACAAAAACATAGTTTATAATTAAAGGTACAAGTAAGTGACGGCTCGGTTCTAGAAACCTCTGTATGTCTTGGAACATGTTGGCTTATGTTAATTCTGAACCAAGTCCGTTACGACTGCTCATGATCATGTCTTGCAGACATGGAGTCATTGGCTTGAGCATCTCTGTCCGAGGCATCGGGTAGCAGGGATTGAACAGAAAGATTAATTGACTTTCTGACTGATGACGCAAACCACCGGAGTCGCAAGCAGGTTACAGACTGTCTTGAAGAAGTGCGGCTTCGGTGGTATTTTTATTAAGTGATAAGTCACAGCTAAATCTACCCCGCAAATTTTAGGCGAACTTTAGACAATGTCAAGATTTAAATAAAATAATATTAGAAAAAATAATCTAGTATTTTGTTAAAGAATTAATTGACATAATGACGATGTAGATTATAATAGGATAAACAAGAAATTAGTCAGGGAAAGGGAAATTATGTTTGAGATACGTGAAGACTGTATAGAGGCAGTAGCATCTAAGATGGAAAGCGATGTTAGATCTTTAGGTGCAGAAGATGCAATCAATAAGTATTGCCAGACGATTAGTGATGAGAATCCGGCTATGATGGAAATATTATATGGAATAATTGCTAGTATTTCTGAGGATGACGAGACATCGTTCCGTTATCTTCATATTGTGGCATTGGTATATCAATCTATGAAGGCCTCATATGAATCAATAGAGTTGGCTCAATTAATAGGAGAATAATGATGTTGGCATTTGAATTAATAATATGTGCTGTGTTGACAATACCATTGTTAGCATTGCTGTTAGACTTTTATGGCACATATAGGTACGCCAAGAAAAGCAAAAAGTATAATCCAAAAGTTTAATCCCCTTTCGGGGAATAGGTAGACATGGGAATAACGGATTGCGTCCTTTCCTGTGTCTGCCTTTCTTTAGCCATAGAAAGAAACAGCTAATCTTACCCCGCAAATTTTACATCACGAAAGGCGATTTGTCAAGCAAAAAATATAATTATTATTAAAAAAACTTTTCGATAAAATACTAAAGAAAGTGTTTGACATGTTCGATAATAATAGTATAATAAAGGCATAAGAGACAAGGCATTATCAGAAAGGAAAAAAGCCATGTACAATGACCACTTCAATGCAGAAGTAACACTAGAGGAAACTCACCACTGTCAGTGTCACGAGATTCCAACTGAACTTTTAGAGTGTGGGGTAGAATGTGATGAATGTTCATACCACACGAAAATGATGATTCAGGATGAAGTCCAGAAAATCATGCGACTGAAATACGGGAACAAATACGGAATAAAAGTGTAACCCTTTCTGTCCACCTGTCCCAAAGGCCTAGCTAGAGGGGCAGGTGGTTTTTTGAAAAAAATGTTAAAGAAAGTACTTGACATATTCCGAAAATGATTATAATAAGATAAACAGAAAGAAGTTCTAAAAAAGGAAAGAGGATTAAAATGGAAGTTGTATATAAATCAAAGTTCAATCCAGAAGAATTGCAAACTGGAAAAATTGTACCTGCCAGATATGCCAATGGCCATCTTGCTGTCAAGCTTTACAACGAATATGGAGAGCCTTGCTACACTCTATCAACTAGCCTTGAAGGTGTATGTTTGGCAGAGGATGAGTTCATTGCCAAGACATACAGCGAGAATGAAGGTGTCAATGAGCAGTTCTTGGGTAGTTGTTTTGAAGATACTGGAAAAACAACCATAGCCGGATTTGTGGAAGTCCCCATATACAGGTTCATTGGTTTAGAAGAATACAAAGTATAACTATTTATTTTTAACAAGGAGAACAGACGTGACACAAGAAATTAAATTTCCAGAAGTAGAAGTAAACATATCTGAAATAGACGGTAATGCCTTTTCCATCATAGGTGAAGTAAAACGCGCCTTGCGTGGTAAAGCATCACCCGAACAAATAGAAGAGTACATGAGGGAGGCAATGAGTGGTGACTATGATCATGTTTTGCAGACTACCATGAAAATGGTGACGGTGAACTAATCTTGAAACTGGGGGAGCGGAGGAGTCTTAGACTCTCGGAGGCAGCGGCTGGGGAGCCGCCCTCCGCTTTTTATTTTATTAGCGAGTAGCAGCTAATGCTGCCCCGCAAATTTTACCTTAATAATCACAAAAGTCAAGCAAAAAATATAATAATTACTAAAAAAGTTTTTCCATAAAATGCTAAAGAATCATTTGACATTAGGTCGATCTATATTATAATAAGAGAAAAGGTTCAACAGAAAGGAAAACAAAATGGACTTTATTAAAGAATTAAATGACGCAAGAGATTTGGTAGAGTGGTGTTTTAGAGAATGCGGATTGAATCCATCTGAGCATATCACAATGGTAGAGTGGAACCACCGATTCACTCGACGAATGGGTGACGCATCAATGAGAACAACAAGGTGGGGAGGAAAAACCCGAAGAATTCGATTGTCTGCACCTCTTTGGCCTAGAGCAACCGCTGAAGAAAGACGGCAAACAGTAATCCATGAAGCATGCCACATAATCGACGGAGTGATTAATGGCTATATGTCAGGGCATAAAGAGCCGTGGAAGAGATTAATGCGTAAGTGCGGCCTACAGCCCAAAAGATGCCACAACGTCAACAGGGAAGGCCTACGGCGTACAAACAAACGTGTAGCGGCTAGTTGCCATTGTGGAGCCGTTGATTCTTTAGGGTCAACGCAAGCCGGTAGACTACGCAAGGGTACACGCTACAGTTGTAGAAAGTGTAAAAGTCAAATCACACTAGTATAGACGTGAAAGGGAACTTCGCCCCGAAAGGGGCGGAGTTCCTAATCTTGCCTCGCAAAAATTTTAGCATATATTCAACAAAAGTCAACTAAAAAATGAAATAATTATTAAAAAACTTTTTATAGAAAATCTTAAATATTTGTTTGACATAGTCCGATATAGTATTATAATAGAAGAAAGCAAAGGACATTATTAGAAAGGGAAAATTATGAGAAGCGTAAAAACTTATCTATCGTTTGAAGACATTAAATACGAAGGCGTATTTTTGAGCTTCAATGCAGAAGTGTTTTCTGAACAGGAAACCATTCACGATTACACCGGTGTAAATCCTCCTGAAGACAATATTCATGTAACAGGTGTAGAAATTACCGATTGGGAAACCTATCGAGAAAACGGTGACGAAGTCGCAAGCTCTGTTCTTCCAAACGGCGAAGCAAATGAATTGCCTAAGCTGGTTGAGTGGTGCGAAGAATATGTAAGAGAACAGATTGACGGATTTCACGTCGAACTGTGCGACTAGACGTAGTCGTAGAAGTTCCATCCCGCAAGGGATGGAGCTTCTAATCTTACCCCGCAAATTTTACCATAAAAAGATAGAATGTCAACTATATTTTGATAAAATAATAAAAAAAGTTTTTCGATAAAATAGTAAATAAATGATTGACATTGTGCCGATGAGTATTATAATAAAGAGAAACTTAATTAAGAAGAGAAAACAAGATGAATCACAAAGTAGAACTAAGCATTAGACAACTTATTTGTGTTGAGCAAGCTCTTGAGGATCGTATTGAGGAATGCGAAAAACGCATTGCAAAGTGCAATGAGTTAGGCATGTCGCTAACCGCTCAATGGGAAGAACGGTTGAATGTTGCCAAATCCGTGTTGGATATTGTCAAAGATTATTGATTTTGGAGAAAATGAAGGTAAATAAAATGGCTTATACAGCATACGAAGTAAAACGAACCAAGCAAACCCCAACCGGCACTAGTCACTTAGTGAAGTGCAATTACACAGGTAAGTACGCCATTTGTAGTTGGGTAGGATCGACTGGTTCCGCAATCGGTGGAATTAAGAGTCAGGGGAAGTTGGGTTATGTGATGAAAAAATGGAAAGAAATTGTAGGAAACTACGTTCCACGGGATTGACATTCACATATACGTGTTAAAATGAAACAGAGAAGATATTAAAGTAGATTTATTAGGAGTTTATATATTGCCAAAATCAGCTAGACTAAGCGGACAAGTCATGGAGGAAAGACAACGTAGAATGGAAATGTATAGGGAGAGGATAGCTAATGGACTAGACCTATACACAGGAGAACCCTTGCAAGGCCAAGACGCAGAAGATTGGCAACTTTATGAATTAAATAGAGAAATGTGGAAAGATAAAATCCATAAAAAGTGCATGGAATACCACTCAAAAGTATAAGGAAACGTGTAGTACAAGCGTTTCAAGATGAGCCGTAGGTCTGTTTTCCACCTGCGGCTCATCTTTTTTATTTGATTTGCGTGTATCACCAAATGTTATAAAACGACTTTTTCTATAACTAAGAGCAAGCAAGTATCAGCAAATGTTACGCAACGACTTTTACAATGGCTAAGAGCAAGCAAAAAGCCCCGCAGGTCAGAAAGGATTAAGAACCTGCGAGGCCGGAGACCCTCATGAAGAGGAATCTTATTTGCTACCAAACAGAGCTACTGTCGGGCAAGTGAAAAGTGATGGGATTTGAACCCACGATTACCACAAACTGATTAAATGATGGTTTGCCAATTAAATTGTTTGCTTAAACCAACTACAGGAAAAACATTTACGGAGATCTCCTGCCCACCGAAGTGGCACCTTTCAAAAAAAACTAAGACAGTCTGTAACCTGCTTGCGCGGTTGCCTCTGAGTTACAGACTAAGTTCCCTTGACAACTAGATAGTCTTAATTCTTCTTCTACTATTATATCACTGTGAAGTAATAAGTCAAGTAGAATTTTTAGAAAATTTTCTAAGTAATGCTTTAGCAAATCTAAGAATAATTTTCTGTTTGGTCAATGATAATAAAACCATACGACCATCATAAAAGCTCTTGATACTTCCATCGGCTAATTTGACAAAAATTAAATTCCGAGAACGATGTCCCTTAATATTTCCTCGTCTAATAGTCTCATCCGTTACCGGATTTTTGGCGGTATCACGAACGTCTATGATTTCTCCGAAGTAAACTTCAGAGGTCTCAACTAGATTGACTAGCTGAGGATTTTCGTCATCCGTGACTGGCTGTTTCAGATACTGAAACTTAGCTTTGTCTCCGATTTCCAACATGATTGTCTCCTTATCCTTTTCTCTCAACATCACCATTCTACTATGATATATCGACTTGTCAACGAGTATTATTCAACAAATCCAAAAGTTTTTCGGAGATACTTTTGTGTCAGCAAATCTTACCCTGCAAAATTTTACCATGTCTTGAGCAAAAGTCAAGTAAATTATTAAAAAAAGAATAAAAAAAATATTTCAAAAATATATTAAGATAAATGCTTGACATACCGATAACTATGTTATAATTAGGTATCTAACAAGAAAGGATATAATATCATGTGGGTTCATTTAACACCTGTATCATCAAATAAAAAAACTGGAGCTATTCCAGTATCCACTACCGAAAGCAAATCATGCCCGAAAGAGTGCGGCATATCTGACGAGTGCTATGCTGGATTAGGTCACTTGGGAATGTGGTGGAAAAAAGTAAACAATCATAAGTATGGCGATAATTGGGACGCATTTTGCAAGCGAGTCAGAAAATTTCGCAGGAATACATTATGGCGACACAATCAGGCTGGTGACTTACCGAAAGATGAAAATCAATCAGCCGATGTTGATAAGTTAGATTCAGATAAATGCTTAGCATTGGCTAAAGCGTCATCTCATACCGACGGTTGGACATATACACATTATGACCCTACCGATGAACACAATAATTCAGTTATTAATGGCATGAATGAAATCGGTGGTCTAGTGGTAAACTTATCAGCGGATACAATGGAACAGGCCGACGAATATCACGCACTAGGCATTGCACCCGTTACCGTTGTGTTGCCGGAGGATGCACCTAACAAGGGAAACAAAACGCCTAATGGTTTACCGATTCTAGTTTGTCCTGCTCAGGTAGCTGATGAAATCGCTTGCGATACTTGCAAAGTATGTCAGAAACGTGACCGAAAATGTATCGTAGGATTTAAGGCACACGGATCACGACGGAAAAAATTATCAGAAAAAATAACCGAAAATCTGGCCGAAGTGGGTACTCCCCACTAAGGCCGAAGGCCTATGTACTAGCAGAACTTATCAGGTTCATTCTCTAATTTGATAGCAAGCATACAAAATCCCGACAGTAGCGAATAACGCCCGCTACTGTTCCCCTGTTGCCACGCTCCGAAGGCAGCAGGGGTTTTTTGTTTTGTATTTGCTAATATTGTAAAATGACTTTTCCGATGACTAGGAGCAAGTGTTTTTTGTATTTGCTAATATTATCAAACGACTCATCAATTTCTCAGCAGCAAGCGGTTTCTATGTACCAGCAAATCCCACCCCGCCAATTTTACCACAACTTTAGAGAAAGTCAAGCAAAAAATAAAAAAAATATTAAAAAAACTTTTTAGGAATAATATAAAGAAATTACTTGCAAGCGTCGATAGTTATGATATGATTAGTTCATACAAGTTGGTCAGTCTAATAAAGGAGACTAAAAATGGAAAAACTTGGACAAGAAAAGCAGCAACAATATCTTGGAGACTTCGTGTTGGAGACTCAAACCGTTGCTAAGGATTTTAAGAATGTTTCTAAGGCTTGGGAAGATAAGTGCCTGAGCTACGATGAAGTGTTGGATAAAGTCGCTGAAGGTCAAAGGATGATTGAGGATATTAGAAGTCCGCTATCAGACTGGAAGCCAGCGGTAAGTGCTGATGGAGAATGCGTCTTGCAATATAAAGACGGACGTTCTTTTGCACCTACTCAACATGCGTTGAAACACCTAGCTGTCAACGGCTATCTTTCAACGGGATACCTTCAAGGATTAGGCAGGGATAAGGAACATCCTACAAAAGGTGGATTCTTATTCACTCGTGACTCAGGTGACGCTGAACTCATGGCCTATACTCTTGAGAAGACATTGTTTCGTAGTGACCGAGTAGATCAAGACAAGGAAAGATTGTTTAGAACTTGGACTGATGGTACTTTGCGTGCAATGCTATCTCACCAGTATGCAATCATCAACAATTCTTGGTTTATGGAGACTGTTACGAAAACTGTCAAGGATGGCAAAATATCGCACTGGCGCGGTGACCATGATAACATTTTTGGTAATATTCTTATTCCTGATTCGATTCGAGAAGAAGACGATTCTGATTATGGTGGTATGCTGTCAATCGGTAACTCTGAGATTGGTATGCGAACTATGAGTAGTCAACCTTCCGTATTCCGTGCTATCTGTATGAATGGTTGCATATGGGATAAGCAAAGTGGAAGTGCTATTAAGCAAGTGCATAAAGGTAATATTGATTTAACTTTACTTCGTGAAGAAATCATAGAAAACCTGACTGCACAAATTCCTCTTGTAGATTCCGGCATAGATGTATTGTTGAAACTTCGTGAGCATAAAGTAAACGGTGTTGCACCAATGTCTAATGTAATTGCTCAGACTGTAAAGGGATTTGGAATTACTAAGAAACATGCAACCGGAGTTATGGAGGCTTTCCTAGTCGAGAAAGATATTCTTGGCAATGAAGCTAACTCAGCTTTTGGAGTTGTAAATGCGATAACCAGATTCGGACAAACTCTGGATGATGCCAGTTGGTTGAAGCTAGATCAGGTTGGTGGAGAGATGGCAAACATAACTGCACCTCGCTGGGAAGCATTAGTCAATCAGGCTAAGGTAATGTCTGATAAAGAGATTGAGAAATCATTCTCGAAAAGTCTGGCAGTCTGACCGACAGGTGGTAGAATAAGGGGGTAGGATTGTCCTGCCCCCACTATCATCTTTTGGGAGATTGACATGGCTGTCTTAATTATATTCCTAATGATTGCTTGCTTCTGTGCGGGAATCGCCGGAGAATAGCAGCGGAAAAGAAACACCCTCAGTAAAACGGGGGTGTTTTTTCTAAACCTACCCCGCCGATTTTACCATATATTCATCCAATGTCAAGCGTAAAAACTAAATTTTTTTTTACAGTATTTTCTAAAGTAATTACTAGACAACTCCGATACTAATGGTATAATTAAAGCAGAAAAGGAGATTGCTATGAGAGTTGAAGTTTACTTTAATATTACTAAAAAGATTTTCAGTGTTCGCCCGTTGTCTGGTGAGGGTAAAGGACTGGTAGATAAGAATCTTTCCGGTTTGAATGTGTGTTTAATGAATCCGGTATTCTCAGTGAGTAAAAAGGGCATGCAAAGAGTCAGGAATACTGGCGTAAAGAATGTGCATGCTTTTGTAAGAGGGGAACTGGTCGATCCAATGAATCTGGATGCTGAAATAAGCATTACATATAATCCTAAGAAGTACACGACTTTTGTTGAGAGAGAAACTCTTAACCCAGTTCATCAGGCTAAGTACATAGAAATGGCTGTCGTTAATGGTTATCCAGAACTAAAAATATTAAGAGAAAATTTTCAAGAAAATACTTGCACTATGCCGATATAGTGATAAGATGGGGTTGTTAATTAGTACCAAGTTGGTACTAACAAATTGGTTTTTTATAAGAGGAGTTTGACATGACTGAAGAAGTCAAAAACAAACGAAAACGAACGTCACCAAGAGATTTTGTACTAGCTTGGCAAGAGAGTGAAAGCCGACAAGAAGTTGCAAATAAATTGGAGATTACTTACGGGGCTGTATCAAGCCGAGAAAAGAACTTCCGAAAAAGAGGAGTTGATCTCAAAGAAATGCCAAAAGCACAACGTGGAATTGGTATTGATGCTGATGCTTTGAATCAACTTATTGCTGAAGTTAATTCTCAAAGCTAATCATTTATATGATACAAAGACCCCGTCAAGGATGGCGGGGTTTTTTTGTGGAATTTTTTTTTGGATTACCTAATCTATTACGGTTCACATCTATACACAACAGCAAGCAAAATTATATAATTTAGTGGGAGAAGATCAGGAAGGAATGTGTTCTGTCTCTGCCAAACAACCCTAGTTCACATCTATATACAACAGCAAGCAAAAATAGGATATTTATAATGTCAAAAAAGATGGAAAGAAGATCGCAACAAGTTTCAGAAAAAGTTAAAGGAGAAGTTGATTCAGCAATTAACACTGCAAAAGAGTCGGGACAGTATTATATACATATTTCCTACAAGGATGATAATAATCTTATCCAGCACTTCAATGCACAAGTAGACTTTCCTGTAGGAGATTTAGTACCTACTGGTAATAATATTGATGATTTTCTCAGAGAGAAGATACCATCTTTATATTGTTCAAAGTTGAGAACAAGTCAACGCAATAGTAATAGCTAATCATACTTGATGCCCATTCTGATGCCCAACAGCAAGCTAGTTTTCTCTGTCTCACTAAAACTATTCAGATCTTTTCTATGCGTAACAGCAAGCGAAAGTTTTGTGTATTATTAGGCAGGGAGAAGAATAATTATGATAGAAGTAAAAACAGAAACGATAAATAGTGTCGCCAGAAATGTCAAAACAGATAAGAATTATCTTAGTGACGTTTGGTTTAGAATGTTAGGGGAGAATAGGGAGATGTTTCTCTCTGTTGTTGAAAGTGCAAGGACTGCTTCAAAAGGGGATGTAAGGAGACAAGAGTGTTTCCTTAATGGTGCCTTTATGGTTTATGCACTACTTATCAGTCAGGAAGAAGCTGATGAGATGAATGAAAGATGGGGATTATAAAGTTGTGTCTCCCAACGATCTGGTTCTTAACCATTAGTGACCGTCTTCCTCTAGTGATAGGCAGTTGCTTTGTTCAGAGTTAGTTCACTACCATAACTCTGTTTTGTCAACTCTTTTATCTCAGGAGGACACAATATTATAAACGCAGGGATGCTGCGGTTGTTATTATAATATTACACCACATTTATTATTTTACCGAGTTTTGTCGCAGCTAATTTTTTTGGCAATATTTTAATTATCGTGATATTAACTTCTCTCTGTCACATTTCCAGTGATTTCGTTCTACGCTGCTCTCTCAGTTTCGGATAAGACCTAGCCCCAGTTTATTATTTTGTGTCGTAAACCCGTCGAGATTAATATAACTAAACCGAAAATCGACAAGATAGGGTGGTATTGCCCAGCGAGGCCAACCGAGTATATCTATAATGATATAACCGCCATCGCCACGATCTTCTCAGGGGTATCATCACTGTAACCAGCTACTCCCCCTCCAGAGCATGTAACACTTTTAGAACTTTTTATAGGTTTTTTAATAGAAGGTGGAGGGTACATGCTCCCACCAGTCCTTTCCTGCTAACAATATACCACAGGGAACAAGGATTGCAAGAACTTTTTCCTCACTTTTCCCAAACTTGTTTTTGACTTTGTGGGTTTTCGCCCCAAATCTGAACAATAGTAATATAGTTTTGTGGGTTTTTAATAGTAATTCTGCTTATTGCTTGTGACCCTAGTAGAAACCACAAAATTTTCTGGCAAAACCGACTCAAAAAAACGAAGACGTTCTCCCTATGGTTGTTACTGTTATTCTCTATGTATATATGTTATCTAAACACTAGAAAAATAGGGGTTTGAGGAAAAGTCGAAAATCTTATTTTTTTTCCGCAAAGTAACAATTTTTTGCTTGACTTATGACGATAATATGATAAGATCGGGTATCAAAAGAAATCGTTTTAATACTGTCGTTATTTGAAATAAATGTTAAATAGACCTAATTGGAACGATTATTTCTTAGAAATGGCTGAATTAGCATCAACGAGGAGTCCTGATGCCCAAACTAAGTGCGGTTGTGTTATTGTAGATGACAAAAATCGTATACTAGCACAAGGGTATAATGGGTTTCCAAGAGGATTAGATGATGATGTTTTGCCTAATACAAGACCTAAGAAATATGCTTGGATGATACATGCAGAAGTAAACGCAATACTTAACTCTAATTCATCTTTGGAGGGGGCGATTGCTTATGTTACTACTGTGCCATGTTTTAATTGTTTGATTCTAATGTGGCAGAAAGGAATCTCTAAAGTTTATTATTCTAAGAATGGTAGCAAGCCTCATATGATTGACGCTACCCATGAAGAACTTACTGAGAAATTTATTGGTTTATCTGGTATGGAAGTTATTGGTATATGAACATATTCTATTTATCTGAGTGTCCTGTTGAGTCTGCAAGATTTCATTGCGATAAGCACGTTGTTAAGATGCTATTGGAGTTATATCAACAGATGGGTTCAGCAATGAGGAGGAATGGTGCTGAAGATAAAGATATGCCACTAACTTCTAAAGGTACTCCTCTCAAAGGTGGTTATCATAATCATCCATGTACAAGGTGGGTGGGCGATACCAGAGAAAACTTTAAGTGGGCAGCGAAACATGCTATTGCTCTATGTGAGGAATATACTTACAGGTATGGAAAAACACATGCTTGTGAAGCTGGGATAAGATACATGGCAAGGTGCGATTGGGTTATTCCAGAAGGTAAACTTACTGCACCAGCACAGGCAATGCCAGATGAATATCGCAATGCCAATCCGGTTCAGGCATATAGGGATTACTATAATATATTTAAGCGTGCAAACATGGTTAATAAAAAAACCGGAGAGTCTACAATAGTATGGAATAATGGTAGAGAAGAACCAGACTGGTGGAGAGAACACTCATGCTTAGAAGCATAACTATTGATAACATTATGCTAAAGTGGTTAGCTAAGAAGATAAATAAAGAGATAAAAGAAGGAAATAAAATAACTAGGAGCTTCTTATCGAATGCTATATGGGAATACGAAAGAAGAGGCAAGGATTGATAGCAATTTTAATTTTGCTGTTGATGTACTGACTGGAAAGAGGTCAAACGAAATAAACGTAGATTCAAATGGCAACTTGACTAGAGATAATATATTTAATTCTATATTAGATCAATTAAGACCACTTCCTGTTAGTATTTGTCAGGTAGGAGCTATTGAGACATTTGATTCTGATTGGAGGATTGGTTCTGGGTGGAGTGATTTAATATTTGGCAAGTATGTAAAAGAACATGGTTCAGAACTCACTATTGTTGATATTAATTTAGATAATCTTGCAAACTCTTTCTTGGCATCACAGCAATTAGGTTATGAAGTAGTCTTGATACATGATGATGCAGCCCGATACTTAGGAAATCTTGACTGGAATCATCATATATATTATCTGGATGGCGGCAATGAACCGGAACAGACACTAGAACAATTCAATAAAATAAAAGATAAAGATTCGATAGTAATAATTGATGATTTTGAAATCAAAGGAAGTCTCTTGCCAGAAGATGTATTGAAGTCAGTAACTTTTTATCCTATAGCCAATGGTATTGGTGTGTTAGATTTAACAGTAGATAAATGGCATAAGGGAATATCCCTGCCACACTTCTCGAACAGTAGATTATAGGATAAATATAATCATGGAAGACTACAGTATAGATTGGTTTGGAGAAGACTTTGAAAATAGAGTTGAAAAAGAAAAAGAAAAGGTTATTTCTGCTATTCAGGAATTGAAGAAGACAATATCTGAAGAAGCTGATGTTTGGGCTATTTATATAAACTCTGACTGTAATGTAGATTACACTATGGCTCACAGTAAAAAAAGTAGCGATTTTAATGCTATGGTTACTCTCTATCAAATGGATAAGGTTGAGAGTAAAAATGGCTTATTGGTATTGGGGGTGAAAAATGCCGGAGAAGAAATGTCCTGACTGTAATAAAAGTCAACATGTTCGTGTTAGAGAGTGTGCTTGCGGGTATATATTTCCTCGTAAAACTAAAAAATCTAATAAAGAACTAAGCCAGCATGATGTAGATTATGTTTTCAATGGCTGGAAAGTCGTTCCAGCAAGAACACGCAATGCTAAGTGTGGTCTATGTAGTAAGAAGATGAAGGGTGGAATGAACTCATGGCACTCTTCATATACAGATGGGGAAAAATATTGGTGGTGTGAGAAATGCTGGAACAGGTATGAAACTAAAGAATCACCAGTAAAAACAACGGATATTGACGATGATGATGAGTCGATAGACGTAGCAAGCCTAAACAATCTGATAAAAAGTTTGAGAAAATAAAAACTTTTCTGTTGACCATGACGATATGAATGGTATGATTAGGTGAGACATCGAGAGGGGTTTCTCTGTCTGACATAAAAAGGAAATTCTAGTTGCAGACCAACCATAGGAGAGTTGATATGGGCTTAAAAGAAATGATTGATGATAATATGGCAGTCTTAGAGGCTGAGTCAAAACATCAAGAGATGTTGGCAGAAGAAAAGCTACAACGCCAACGTGAGGTTCTCATAGAACTTGGTGACGAAATTAAACCCGCTGTCGAAGAAGCCGGATACAGCTTCGGCAGGTTCAAGGGGAATGATATTTTGAAAAGACGTTCCTACCAACAGAAGCGGTATTCCGACGAGAAAGAAATTTTCATTAACATACAATTTGAGGATTCCAGACATCTCAAAAACACTGGTGAGAGTGAGAGTTTTTATGCTCCACAGACACGATATGCTGGACAACACTGTGGTAGCAATGAACCTGCTTACATCAAGATTCGTTGGGATGACGACAGAGGTGTGTATCATATAATCCCTAATGTAGCTTACAACTGGAACGAGGAAATTGAAGGGCTTGATCCATTAACGTATCAAGAGCTAACGGGTACTAAAGAAATGGTTATTGAAAGATTGGCTATCGTTCTTGCCAACGCAATGCGATATGAAAAGAGCATGGAAGATAATTTGAGGAGAGAGAACAATGAGTGATATAAGAGTTTGGGAATGTACATTTTCTAAGTGTGATGAAAATGGTGATGAGATATGTAATGAAGATGGTACTGTAAAGCTATTCACCGCCCATAATGATTTTGATTGGTCACATATAGCAGAGTCAGTTGATGACAGCGACTTAGTGGAGATTGAAAATGCTATCACAGGAACAGATTGATATACTAACCGATATGTTTGGACTTGAGTGGGGAGATTATGTGGAGTACCTCGAAGATGAGTAAAGTCAAGAACAACGAAGAGAACCGTGAGAAGTTAGCAGAAGCGGTTG